ATTATAGCAGTTATCTTACCAATGGCTCGTCTTCATCAGGTGGTGGTTCTGGCTCTTCATATACTGTGTGTACGGACTATATGAAGAGCCAGAACCACCACCTGATGAAGACGAGCCATTGTTAAGATAACTGCTATAATTGTTGGTTTTTGCGTAACTGCTTCCAGTTGCATCAATTTTCGCATTACGCTGTTGTTCGAGTTTGGCTGCCGTTGCATAGTCGCCTCTTGCTACCGCATCATTGATATCTGCCTGATAATTGGTATTAGCATAATTGGTACCGCCACTTGCTGTGGTCTTTGTACCGCTACTTGTTACGGTCTTGCCAGCATTAAGGGCTTTCGCTATACTGCTTGCCGTTGTCTTTTTTTTAGTGTTTGTTGCCAAAAATATCACTCCTTTACCATTTCCCACCGTCAATGGTGAGGTTTGCACTCTTCGTTATAACCAAATTCCCTGTATCGTCTAAATACATTGTCTGCGTACCATTTGCACCTTCTATTGAAAACTCAAACCTTCCCGATGCGTTTTTGCCCACCTTGAAGCTTTCTCCGTTTTTCCCTACCAAATTTATTGTAGAGCCGATGGTTGTGTTTCCTGTTGAGTCGGTAATTGTGGTATCGTCTGTGTCAATCTCCCTGATATTACGACTATCAAGGTTAAACAATGTATATTCCAACTGTTCTTGTATATACTTAATGTGGTCAGCCATTTCTTTTATGGCTTTTTGTGGGTTATTCCCATCCACCTTTCGCATAGTTCGTGTGAAAACAGGCACTATACATCACTCCCAACTGTAAATTCTCTGATAAAGGTTTTGACTGTACATCCGCCCTTGCCTCGTAGCCTGATGTCTACACTATCGCACCTTGTAGGGATTATTGGTATGCTAATCGTCTTCGCCTTTGGATTATGTGTAGCAAATATCTGTTTCCACTTCGGCTCGTTGTCTGTCTTAACATCAACCGCAAGCCACGCACCCTTATCCAAATCCACTCGCAAATGGAATTTTGAATAGCCTTTACGCTCGTTCATTGTTTCGTTGATAGTACAGAAAACCGCTTCCCACTCAACCTTGCTTCTGTCAGCCGTTTTGTCTATGTAATAAAGACCGCCTTTTGCATCAAGGAAATAAACTTTTCCGTTATGGAACGCCATATCTACCGCCTGCGTATCATCTTCACGAAGCCATATCTCTTTCATCACATCGTATGTAAACAAGCTCCACTCTTCGCCTTGCTTCATTGAGATATAATACTTCTCACCATCGCAGGTGGCTACCGCATCAGAGAATCGCTTGTTGCCTAACTTTTCGCTTATAAGTTCAGGCACACCGCCTGTGTAAGCATAAACACCGCCAACACCCTTATATATGAGCTGTTCGTTTACAATCTGCATACTTCTTTCACTACCACTTTGCACTCCGTAAACATTGGCTGTGGAAATCTGAAAGTTGCTCGGCTTTGAGCCGTATAGCTTGTGAAGTGTATTTTCCTTGAAGAAACAAATGTGCGATGAATAGGGCATACACCCTGTAAATGCTCCGTCACTACCAACGTCAATGTAATAACTGTCGCTTGATAGTCCGTCATACACGAAGAAATTCAAAGGGTCAGAAAACTTGCTTGCAAAGATTGTGTTTCCCATTGTTCCCCAGAGTCTGTAATTGCTCTCGCAGATAAAGTCAAGGTTAGGCACTTCTCTTTTAATGGTTACCAAACCGTCTTCTGTTCCTGCTGTGAATGAGTTATCGTAGAAGGTAATCTCTTTTCCTTTTACCTCACGCACAATAATAGTTTTGTTGTTAGCACCATTTGAGCAACCTGATATCTTAAGTCCATCGCCATCCTTGAACGGAAAATCATCCCCTGTGGTGGTTATTGTGGATTTGGTGAATACAAGTCCCTTTGCCTCGTAAGTTGCTTCCATATCCCCGAATACTTTGGTCTGAACATTGTAATACTTCTTATCCGGGAAAATCACAATAAAGTTGCCCACCGTTGCAGTCTGCTTTTTACCTGCTGTAACTGTGCCTACCTCTGTATCTCCGTAAAAAACCTTGGCAACCTTGTCGTCCACGTTGTGTATAACAAGCAACTCACCTTTGGAATGTAGTGTTGTTGGCCTTGTGTATGAGCCACGCAGTATTCTTTCCGCCCTCTGTGTTATGCAAGGGTATTTGTCGGTTGAAAGGTTTACTGTTTCGGCAAACTCGCCGTCCTGAGTTCCTTCACCATAGTTAATGCCACGGAACATCACACTATATTTTTTTGAAGGGTTTTGCACCTCTTGAAGATAAGGTAATAAACTCACATAAATCACCCCTTTGCCATGTGCTTTCTGATGTAATCCTTCTTGTACTCGACAAAACGCGTTTCAAACATTGCATTGGAATTGTTGTAGTTTCCAAGCTCTTTGTTGTAGTAGTCAATCATCGCTTCAACATACAGGCCGTACACATTATCAAACGGAGCAGTAATAACAAGCTCTGTGTCCATGTCGTTTGGGTATTCAAGAGCCTTAAAGCCTTCTTCCTGAATAACCACTTGCTTTACAATTCCCTCAAGCTCGTTTATCCACCTGAATTTCATCTCTTCGTCATAGGAATTGGGCTTTACCCCGTCAACAATTTCTATAACCTTGTTTGGTGTCATTCTTATGCCCCCTTTACATATTTTGCAAACTTTTTAATCAGCAATATGGTATTCTCATCTGAATAACCACCGCCACTCGCCCAATAATCGGGGCTGTTAATTATCCCCTTTGATGCAAGAAGGTCGCACGCCTCTTTAAGCTCGTCCACTTTTCTGTCAAGACCAAAGCCATCTATAATTCCGTCAGCAATTGCCTTAATAACCTCGTTTTTCTTTTCTTGATACATTTTTACATCATTTGCATTTGATATAAAGCACACTTCCAAAAGCGCAGAAGAAACACCTTGATTTTTAACGTAGCTCATCAGGTCATAATTCTTGACTTTTACGCCACGATTTACAAAACCTACACTGTTAATGCCGTTTACTATGTTTGTTTCAACTCCGTGCGACTTTTCGCTTCTCGTTATGTATATTTCTGTGCCGTTAGCACTTTTATTAACAGAAGAGTTAAAATGTATCTCTAAAACATAGTCATAAACCTTAAAATAAAAGTAATTCTTCTGCTTGATAATATGCTTGTACCAATTTTTGTTTGTGTCTGCTACATCTACATCTGCATAGTCTGACAAATACCCTTTTAAAAGCCCTGCAACCTCTCGTGTAAGGTCCGCCTCTCGGTAACCGTTACCTACAGCGCCAACATCTCCGTCACCGTGTCCTGCTATGAGTAAAATTTTCATAAAATCACTCCTTATTTGTCCGCCTTCTTATAGTTAATATTGCTTATTCCAAGTACTACACCCAAAAATAATTCTATCGCCGTAATTGTGTCGGGTATCTGCTCACCATACGGCAAGCCCCATATTTCAGCCAAACTGCCATAAAAAATAGCAAGTGCAGGAAGCACTATCAAAGCAATCCATTTTAATACATCGTAAATTTTGTTATTTAATTTCATAATTTATCATTCTCCTTATTTATGGTATTCTTCAAGGTCATCTATTCTGTGATTTGCAACCTTGATTTCCTCTTTTATAACCGCTTCATCTCGTTCAAGAATATAAACTCGCTCTACCACCTTATTGTGCTTCTCTACCTTTTTTTCAAGCTCACCAATGCGATATGTAGTAAGTTTATTTGCAGTTAATATTCCTGCAATACTACCCACAAGAGTTCCTGCAAGCGATAAAAGAGCAACAATTATTGTGTCGCTCATTATTCATACTCCTTCGTTATAGCTTCGTATTCCTCTTGTGTAAGCTTGCCCGCTTCATATAGCTTGGTAATGCGGTCAATATTCCACAACCTTGGATAATATTTTTTTGCCATTTCATAAACGCTCATTTACAATTCCACCCCCGTCATTACTGCGATATAGTCAACATCAGCTCTTAACTGTTCTTCTTTGCTTACTGGAATTTCAGGCTCAGGTATTTCAGGAATTTCCCTTGCCGTAAATGACACTACCTCTGTATTATCATCATTTAATACAATGTCGCAATAGCCTCTCGTTGCAAAAATATCCTCAACTAAATCATCGGGTACAACGGCATATTCTTCGCCGTATGGATTTTTGCTCCACCCCGAATTCATTTGAATATCGTGCATTTCATTATCTCCGTATGTTGCGATTGAAATTACACACAACGGATTTTTTCTTGTTTGTTCTGCCATTTTAAAACCTCCTACAAAACATAATATCGATAAGTTATTCCCGAAGTATTAAAGAGAGTAGTCTGTGTAATGTGTAAAACTCCGTCTGAAAAAGTTGCTGCCACTGCACTATTTACAGAGGAACTGACATTTTTTGTATTAACATATAAATTATCATAAGGTGTAATTAATGCAGTATAATCGTCCTCACCCATTATCAACAATACATCCCCTATACCACCTATGTTGATATCTCGTTCTTGATTATTGCCCACATAACTTCCCGATGGTTTATTGTGTTCACCATAAATTTGAGATACACCCGAATCAACTGCAGAACAAAGGTTTAAAGTAGGTTTCCCATTTTCACAATCTAATTCCATTCTTGCATCAAGAGTGTCCTCAGTATAATGCTCTAATACAGTGCTTCCGTTACTACCTACACCAAGTGTCAGATAAAGGTTTACATCATTAATTATTCTTCCTTTTTTTATCGCATAGTAACTGTCAAGATTATTAATCAATAATGAACCTGTCAAAGTACCCCCGCTTAATGGTAATGCCCCCACATCTGTAGCAGTTGGTTTGTTGTGTTCGCCGTAAATATTATAAAACTGTCCATCGCTTGTCCACAATCTCAAAAGTTGGTTTAATGCAAGTACGGTTTCATTCGATAATGACAATGTAGTAGGTTTAGCATTCTTAACGTTGATTAAATCAGCATTGCTATTTTCTGTATAAACAAGAATTGCCGTATTTTCATCGTCAGTTCCAAATGTAACGTTTGCATTATCTTTTCTTATTTGTAAATTTCCTGTCATAACATTACTGCCATCTGTTTTCACCGCTCCTATTTGCTCTGCAGTAACCTCGCTTAAACTCGCATTAAGTGTTGCTATAAAATCTTCTTCCGAGCCTTTATAGCCACCCTCTACGGCCAGCTCATAAGCACTCTTTCCATCGTCGCCCTTTATTGCTGGAATGTCGATAAAATTTCCGTTTTCATCTCTTACTTTTAATATGCTGCTCAATTTATCTAACCTCACTTTCTTGTTAGTTTCAAGCCGCCTTTTTGTCAGTCGCAGGCGGCAAGCGACAATCACAAAATTATATTATTCTTGCACTTCAGCTTCCGCCGTAGACTCAACATCGATTGCCTCAATAGCAGTTTCAATTTCCGCCAAATCCTCTTCTGTTAAAACACCTTTTTCAAGCCAGCCTGCAGCATTTAAAATAATCTGATAGTCTGC